TTAATATGATGAGATCCAATGGTAGCAAGGTTTGCCATACGGACTGACTTATTACCACGTTCATCTATAATAGACATCTTCTCTAACATAGTATCATCACCAGGATAATGAAGTCTTACTGTCTGTAAGAATCTACGATTAATTTCATAGATGATCTCCATGTGACGTGGAAGAAGAGTCTTAAACAATTTAAGATCCCATTTCTCTAATGCTTCAGGAAGAAGAGTATGATTAGTATATGCAATAGTCTTACTAACTATCTCCCATGCTGGTTCCCATTCAATGTGTTTAACATCTACAAGTAACCTCATCATCTCTGCGACTGCAACTGATGGATGAGTATCATTCAACTGAATCTGATATCTATTAGGAAATTCTTCCATAGGTACATGACACTTATCCAAGTTCCTAATCATATCCTGCATAGAAGCACTAACAAAGAAGAACTGTTGTTTCAAACGTAATATCTTACCTTGATCAGTACCATCATTAGGATAGAGAACCTTAGAAATAGTCTCAGATGAGACACTTTGTTCTACAGATCCCATATAGTCACCTATATTAAATGCATAGAAGTCAAAGATTTCAGTTGCATCTGCTCTCCACAATCTTAATCTATTACATCTATCAACTCTATATCCTAATTGTAATACATCATAGGGAACCGCAACTACCTGCTCTTCAGGAACCCAACGTACTCTATAATTTTCCCTATCCGAAATATAATTTTCTACTCTTCCACCAAATCCAACAAGAACAGATTCATCAGGTTGTGCAAGTTCCCATGGCCAATCCCCATGCAACCAATTATCAGTAACCTCCATCTGTTGGTTCTCTCTGATAATCTGCTTGAACATGCCAAACTTATATCTTATACCATAACCAGTAGCAGGTACTTGTAACGTTGCTAGAGACTCCATATAGCAAGCAGCAAGACGACCTAAACCACCATTACCAAGTCCAGGTTCTTCTGCAGCATCAAGTACTTGCTCTAAAGTTAAATCATATTCCGATACTGCTTCTCTAGCTTCCTTTTCTAACCCTAAATTTAATAAATTATTTCCTAACTGAGGTCCAATTAAAAATTCTGCTGATAGATATGCTACTTCCTTAGTCTGATCACAGACCTCTGGTGTCAAATGATATGACATCATCTGATCTCTTACAGCATAACATAGTGCCATGTAAATATCATGAGCACTAGCACTAACTGATCTCTTACCTAGTGTGTAATAAAGACGTTCACTAAGACCATTATAAAGATTATTCATAGATTAATCGGTTTCTTCAACCCGCTTCTTCTTACTACCTATATTATACTTTGTTTCCAAAATCCATTCTTCTTTATCTTTATATGCCAACACTTTGATTTGATTTAAAGGTGCGATGTCTTGTATTCTATTTACATCTACAACACCAATCAATCCCCAATCAGCAAGAAGTTGAACAATACGATTACGTCTCTGTACATCATTAACTGTAAGGTTAGCACGTTTTCCATCAAGGGCAAACAATTCCTTAAAATGGACAAGGTAATACCTTCCCTGCTTATGCAGTATATGACATGATTGATATATCTTCTTCTCTTTTCTTGATGCTACACCAATTCTTGTTAACGTCTCACGGACTTTTAAAAAATCATCCGGTTCGTTAAGTATGACTTCTACCATCTGGTCCGGTGACCATTTGACTTCAGGCTCTTGAACCACGCTCATTTTGTTCCTCCAGTTTCAAATTTCGATTTTATAAAATTAAGTTGTTCTTTAGTTAGGATTCGCAGAGCTTGTTTTGCCTTTTCGTTACTATAACCATAATAACGTTTCACCAAGTCAAGGTCTTTGATTTCATCTTTACGGAGCCAGGGAGAGAATCTCTTCTTGGATCTCAAAATATTTATAAAAAAGTCATATTGAATTTTCTTTGATAGGAAATTATACCGATTCATCTCATTCGCAAACATAATTGCGTCAAGATGTCCTGATAAACATCTATTAATTATATAAGGAGGATATTCCTTTTCCAAGGAAGGATCTTCATCAATCAAATTCTTTTTTGTTTGGTTGATTGAATTTAACCAATCTTTCAATTCACTCATAACCTTTCCTCTTTTTCCAATCGGCATACATCCCACCAAAAAGCATCCCCTCGTGAGATTTTATTTCAGAACCATCTAAAAGAATTTCCTTCTGCCTTTTACTAAGGACTACTCCATCCATAGTGGGATATTCATTTTCCCAATTAGCAATTTCTGCTGAATCAATTTTAGTCATACTATGCTGTTAACACTATAAGGATCAATTTCTTTACCTAGATCATCAAAATCTCTAAGTAAATTACTAAATCTATCATCAAATTTAGCTAAGTCTTGTTCGCCTTTTGTAGTATAGTGTAGCACAATTGGATTGAAAAATTCCTTATGCTTTTGCTCTATCCAACCTTGAGTAACATCTTGAACAGCAAATAACCCACCATCTATTCCAAGACGACTAAAAATTATCCATACACCATATTCATCTATTATTCTTGGATTTGGAATTGGCAGAAAATGTTCACTCTTTTTAAATTCCTCCATCAATTCTGACAATTCATTTAAACTCCGAATAATAGTCTGATGAATACCATTATTAAGTAGAATCACACCAAGACAATACTTATAAACTTCAGACTTCCCACCCAAATCAAAAATGCAAGCATCAACACTATCAAGTCTATCTCTTATATTAGATCCACCTCCTGTATTAGGATCATGCCTAAATCCAAACTCTTCTCTACCATATACATCATAACGACAATATGTATCAAAAAGATATTCAACATTCTGATAAAATATAGTATCAGTATCAACATAAAGAATATTATAATTTACATCTTTAAAATACTGCAGATTATACCATCGATGTATTGACCATGCACTCAACATATCATGATCAAATCCCTCAACAAATGGTTCAATATTTACATTATATTCAGACTTAAAATTATCGGGAATATAAGAAGGATCATCACAAAAAATATAAACAGATATTTCATTATTAAACTCCCTTAATGAAGAAATGCTATGTTCAAGACGTTTCATTTCATGCTCATTAATATGAGCATGTTTATTTTTCTTATAAGAATAAAAAACAATATTCTCAAAATTATTATTTTTCTGACGTAATTTATTTAATTTTTCACGTGTCAAATCTTTCATATTGCCTTTCTCCCCCTTACCACTCCACATAACATTTTAACAAAAGCATTAAATTCACTACCTTGCAATTCATCAAACATAAACATGTTTAAACGAAATGCCCAATTTGCTTCGTTGATAATAGCATTTGCTTCTGACTGATTGATAGGCAAATCATCTAAAGTACTGCGATACTGAGTTTTAAATTCCTTCTTATCAGAAATACCCTCAAATTCATAAAAATGCAATCCTTCACCTTCTCTTAAATCCAAAGCTTTCTCAGCAATACCTTTAAGTATTTGTCCACCAGATAAATCACCTAAGTATCGAGTGTAATGATGACCAACTAAAAGTTCTGGATCATCTTCTGCTACCTCCCTAATCCTATCAACATAACGTTGACACTGTTCTGTTGGAACAATTAAAGATCTCCACATTGGTCCATAATAATACCTTAAATCTCTTTCAAGTGCATTAGTTCTATTAAGAATTTTAAACCCAATTTTACCCACAACAGGATGATCACTAAGTCTATCAACTTCTTCCTCCATTGCACGATAAATGAAATAAAAGTTTGCAACTAATTTCTTATAACTTTCTTTACTTACAACACCACGTAAGAATGATCCAACAAACTTAGTATTCTCTGCTGCTGTATGAGACTTCTTAGTTTCTGTTTTTAATTGTAATGCAAAATTAGATACGGTCATTGATGTTACCTGGTAATGTGTAATTAAAAAGTAAGAGTTCCTTTCTTGCTTTTTGGTCTCTCATATATTCACCAACAGAACGCATTGTATAAGTCAAATCAAACTCCGCAGCATTCCAATTCTTGAATCGATCTTTGACCAACTGATCTGAATTATAACTGATAAGCATAGGAATGTCATTTTCCTCACAAACCTTTGCAAAATTATCATGATTAAATCCTTTATGCATAGATCCTTTCTTTCCATAAAGATTATCTTTAATATCATAAGGGGGATCAAGATACATGAATAATCCATCATGAACATTTTCCCTAAAACAATATTCATATGAATACTGATTGATATGCCAACCAGAAATTATATCAGAATATCCTGGCAACTTTTCAATTCCTCTCATAGAAAAATTAGAAACAGATGCTTGCTTAGAAAAAGATGAACTCTCAGTCAACCCACTAAAGGAACATTTGTTTACTATGTAAAATGCTGCTGCTCTTTCTATACTATCAAGACTTTTATTATTAATAACTTCTTTTGAATTGAGAAATAATTCTTTTGCAGGAAACTCCGTGCCTTCTTCTTTTCTTAATTCTTTAGGAGGATCTGGGTGATTGGTTTTGTAATCTATTAATTTATCTGTTAACTCATCACCAAAAGTTTGTAACTGTATCCAAAAATTTATAAGGGGTTCATACAAATCATTAACCGTAATTTTAAGATGAGGATATTTTTTACTAACATGTATAGCAACAGAACCACCACCAAGAAATGGTTCACGGAACTCTGCATACTTACTAAGATCTGGGAAGTATGGATCCATTTTAGTGCAAGCACGAGACTTGCCACCAGGATAACGAAGGGGGGTTTTCAATGATTTCA